TTTGATCAATAGCGTCAAGACTGATACCTTCACCGCTGGCAATGTGGAATCCCATGCCCACACGGATTGTTGTATCGGCTCTGTCAAATACTATGCCACCATCTTGCGGTAAAGTTAAATCGCCGTTAGACTCAAATGACCAAGTGCGTTCGTTATTGTCATAATCTGTGATAATTGTAACAGGATCAGTTGTGGATCTATTACGTATAGAGACAACATCATTACCGGTAATTCTTACATCGTCGTAGACGTTGACTGTAAAGTCAAGTCCATTGAGTTCTGCGTAGTTTGTTCTAAGTGTATAGTTAGTTATGTTTATTTCAACAATGTTAATTGGACCACCTGATTCAGGTGCTTCCACAACTCCAAATACTACCGCACCAATAGCAGGTGTCATCCCAGTAGAGGTTACAGTATAATAATTTGTTCCATCATATAACTGAATATTACTGTTTGAATTTGAATTTGAAATTGCGTTATACATTTCTGGTGTTGCATCAATGATAAAAACTTGATATCCACCATTTCCATCACTTTGCCAAGCCGCACTGCTAAATCCAAGAGTAGTATTAAACGTAAAGAACCCAGTTTCTTGTAGAGCCTGAGTCTGCATCCTTACGTTTCCACTGTTATCTCTAACTCTTAAGTAATTTTTTTCACCGCCTAAGAATAACTCGGCATCGCTATCATCTTGTGGACCACCTGCACGAATGTGAATATGATTTGGACCAGTTGGATCAACGACGAGATATTGATCATTATTATATAAACTATTATCAGGTACAAGTTCTAGTGTTGAGTATCCGTTACCATCACCGCTTGCTGTACCATCACCAATAATTTTGACACCGTCAAATGTGACATCGCCTGTGTTACCGCCACCACCTAAAACACTATTTCCTGTGCTATCTAAAATATCTCCGCCCGGAGGCAGTTGTAGTTTACCATCGTCACGGAATTCAAAAATTTCTTCGCCTTCGCCTGTGTTGGTAACAACTTGAACACCACCTCGGCCAAACACCTGTACAATACTTGTGGCATCACCTTTGTTGTAAATCTGTAAAGCATTACCTTCTTCTTGATTTGACACGCTAGGAATACTGATATAGGCATTGCTTTCACCGCCTGGATCAAGATAAAGATTATAGTTGCCCCAACTATTGCTGTCTGCACCTTGTGTTCCTAATGTGCTACTTTCAATTTTAAGATTGCCAAAGTTCGCATTGCTAATATTGTCAGTAGCATCACTATCTTCTGGATCTTCTGCTTCGTCATCTTCGCCAGGATTAATAACTTTTGTAGCAACAAACTTACCGTTGACGTTGGTAAGTTTAATGTCGTCTAAATAGATACTGCCGCCTGCGGTATAAACGTGACGCCATTGTTTATCCGGAGCGCCAAGGTCTCTTGTGTTGTCAGCGTCAGGAACAATGTTTGTAGCCACTGCGCTAAAATCAGTAACTTTGTCGTCAAAGTAGGCCAAACTGTTCCAAGCAGTAGTGCCGTTACCTATTTTAATCTTGTTGTTGGTTAGATCTATACCAACTTCACCTTGACCCAGCGTTGGATTTGATGCAGACCATGCTGCTGCTGTATCTCTTCTTAATTGTATTTTACGTGCCATTATGCTCCGCCTCCGTCTATTGAACGTTCGTCATCGAATACTGTGGAGGCTGCTCCTCCGTCAAAATCTTGTGCTACAGTGAGATTAAACTTGTTTGTAACATCATTATACTCTACTGTTATGCCTTCATGGTCGCCATTTATAAACATTTCAGCAGCATAATCTTGTGCTAGTTCAGTTAATTCTGTAACTCCTGTCAAGTTATACAATTCTGTAAAATTAGCATTAACTTTTGCAAATGCTGTTCTGATAGGGTCACCGTTTTTAGCATTTGCTGCGGTACCTAAGTCGATAGTTAATTTAGCCATGGGAGTCCTATATCTTATTATTAGTATTTATCGGAACCGATAAATATAATATTATGCCACGTTTATCACTTTACCGCCCAGAAAAAGGCAACGATTATAAATTTCTAGACCGCTCAATCAGCGAAATGTATCAGGTTGGCGGAGTAGAACTGTATGTACACAAATATCTCGGACCTAAAAATCCCAGCGATGAAGATGCTACTGCTGATCAACCTCAATATGACGCAGTAAAAGAAACAAATATACAGGATTTATTATTTTTAGAAAACCGTGATAGAACATACGATCCTAGCATTTATAGAATACGCGGTGTGTACAACGTGCAAGATCTTGACTTTAACCTAAGTCAATTTGGTCTTTTTATCGACAACGATACACTGTACATGACGGTGCATATTAATGATTTTATTCGAACTATTGGACGCAAACCGTTAAGCGGAGATGTAATAGAAGTGCCTAATGTTCGAGACGATTTTGCATTGAACGAGTTTGATGTAGGATTACCCAAGTACTTTGTTATTACTGATGTAGGTCGTGCTGCTGAAGGATTTTCAGCAACTTGGTATCCGCATTTATATAGATTAAAACTTAATAAAATCAGTGATAGCCAACAATACAAAGACATTTTTGCTCAGAAAATTGTTGACCCTGTTACTGGCGAAGAAACAGATAGAACTCTAAAAGACATTCTTTCTTCTGCACAAAAAGCACTGGATATTAATGATTCTTTAATACAACAAGCTGAAGCAGATGCGCCAAAAAGCGGCTATGAAACTCAGCAGTTTTATACTTTAGCAGTTGATGACCAGGGCAATGCTGCTCTTCAAACTGTAGATCAAAATATAGCTGATGCCAGTTATGAAGGATTAGGACTTAATGCTGCAAGACAAGATGCTAGACCTAAAAGAACAGGATATTCCGGCTATCTAGTAGGTGACGGTGTTCCTGAAAATGGCGCTGCATTCGGGCATGGAATAACTTTTCCTAACTATGCCATAGATGGTGATTATTTTTTACGTACAGACTTTTTACCTAACAGACTATTCCGCTTTGATGGAATCCGCTGGGTCAAGCGTGAAGATGATGTAAGAATGACTATGACTCCAACTGAGAATAGGATGACACAGAAAGGTTCATTTATCAACAATGCTAATCAAACTGGTGTTGATCTATTACTTACTGATATTACTACTTCTACAACTAATGAGATTATTACCGCAATTAATTTTGTTAGCGGTATGTATGCAGAAGTTGCACTTTCTGACAGTCCTTATATCAAAGCTCAAGTTACAGCTAACGGCTTAGGAAAAGCAGTTATTGACTTAACTGAAGACTATGCTGTAGGTTCTAAAGTTGAATATAGACTATATAGATCTTCTACTGCTGAAAAAGTTGCACTAAGTAAGGCATTGAAAAAGAAACCTGGGGCTGATTTATAATGACAACTTATTTTTATGACGGACAGATTCGCCGTTACTTGTTACAAATTATTAGATTAATGAGTAACTTTAGTGTTCGTTACGGAGACGGGACACTAGTTAGGATACCTGTAATCTATGGAGACCCTGATAGACAAGTAGCTAATATTCTAAATCAAAATAGTGATAATGCTGTGCAAAGCGCACCTCGTATTGCAGTCTATCTTAGTGAACTAGAACTAGACACTAGTAGAATTGGAGACAGCAGTTATGTAGGTAAAGTTCATGTAAGAGAACGTGCCTATGACGAAGAAACTAACAGCTATCAAAATGTTCAAGGTAACAACTATACTATCGAAAGATTGATGCCTACGCCTTATAAGTTAACTATTAAAGTTGATATATGGACCACAAGCAATGATCAAAAATTGCAAGTTCTTGAACAAATATTGATGTTGTTTAATCCCAGTCTTGAAATACAGACTACTGACAACTACATTGATTGGACTAGTTTAAGTGTTGTAGACTTGACTGGCGTAGCACTGAGTTCTAGAACAGTGCCAACTGGTACTGCTACTGATATTGATATAGCTACGTTAACTTTACAAACCCCTATTTGGATAAGTCCGCCTGCTAAAGTTAAAAAATTAGGGATTATTACTCAGATTATTTCTAATATCTTTACTGAAAAATCTACGCCTCTCGGAGGTTACGTAGAAGGCCTAGGAGTAGATCCAACAGGTAACGAATCGTATCCTCAAACTCAACTAACATCTTTTATAGTTTCTCCGGGTAACTACGATATAGAAGTTATGTCAGACACTGCTAGATTAATAGGATTTGACAGTGAGTATCCCAGCTGGGAACATATTATTAAAAAGTATACTGGAACTTATCGTGCAGGTCTAAGTAAAATTTATATTACACTAGACAACGGTAACAAAGTTGTTGGTTACTTTAGTCTAAATCCGTTAGATGATGTTTCTATATCTATTAACTGGGATGCTGATACTTATCCCAGTAATACACAATTAACAACTAACAATCGTGCCAGTGCAGGTACGTTTGATGCTATTATTGATCCTAAGAAAACAGGACCAAATGATCCTAAATTACCTTCACTAGCTGCTGGTTCTAGATATTTGATTGTTGACAATATTGGCGGAGGCATTAGAGAAACAGTTACATCTGAAGATAGTATTCAACGTATTAATACAGATGTATTGTATAACAAAATTGTTGATTCTTACACTCGCGTATTTGTTGACGGTACGCCTGTTACATTTAGTTCTCCTGTACCTAACAACACAGAAACAGGAAACTATATCATAGTTCTTGATACACCTGCACCAGCGAATAGTGAAATCAGTTACGAACTTTATAAAAACGATGACGGGCCAGACGCATGGAAAAACTTAGATGGCAGCGATTTTATTGCTGAAGAAAATGATGTTATTGAATGGAACGGTAACAAATGGTCTGTTGTTTTTAGTGCTGATGAAAACAAAGATCAGATAATATATTTGACAAACATCTTTACAAACACTCAATATGCATGGAATGGTGTAAGTTGGGGCAAGAGTTTTGAAGGTGTTTACAGAAAAGGAAAATGGCATCTTGAACTCTAAAGACAGGATAGTTTGTAGTGGTGCTGTGTTTTACAGCAAAGCTACACGCAGATTATTATTGTTACAAAAAGCTAGAGGTAAGCATCAAGGAACTTGGGGACTAGTTGGAGGTACTAACGAGTTTCAAGAAACACCTTGGGAAGGTCTTAAAAGAGAAATACAAGAAGAAATAGGATCTATTCCTAAAATTCTTAAAACTATTCCTTTAGAAACATTTGTTAGCAATGACAGCGTATTTCATTTTCACACATACTTGTGTGTAGTTGAGCAAGAGTTTATTCCCGTACTTAGTGATGAACACATAGCCTATGCATGGACTACAGTAGACTTTGCACCAAAACCTTTACATCAAGGATTGCGTAATAGTTTTGGCAGCAAAGTTATTAGAAATAAACTTGAAACAGTATTTGATGTAATAAGTTTAATTTAAGCAAATGTAGCGTTAACGGTGTACCATTGAGTTGTACTAAATGCAATAAATTCTAGCGTAACTCCGCTGTTTAATGTAAATGCTACGTTATTACCAGCAGTATTAATTTGAGCTCCTACGTTTGGGTAAACTCTTAATGCACTAGCTCCGCCATTTCTCACTATAATTCTTGTGCCTAGTGTAGGAGCCGGAAATCTTACTCCAGTGTTTGCTGAGACTGTTGTTACGTGATTAATAGAACTAGTCAAGAGTGTTGCATCAGCTTGAGTAGTTCCTGCTGCTGTTACAGTTGGACTAAGACCAAATGCAACAAAGCCCCCAATATTTACGTTGCCGTTAAAAGTACATGCTGTACTAGTTGTTGCGCCCCTAGCTGTAACAGTTGCTAATGTGTCGGCTTCAGCCGTTAAAAATCCAGAAGGTGAACCTCGTGTAACTGTTTGTACATGACCATAAGTATCAAAAGTAATACCAGTAACAAACTGGTTAGTTGCTGCTGCAACATCTGAAACAGTCGATGTATCAGCGTGATTTATAGTAACTGCACCGGTAGCAGCTGAAACTATAATAGCATTTCCAGATACTGCACTTGTTACACCACTGTTTGTAATAGTTGCGGTAGAACCTTCACCTGCTGTATGACTTATACTAATACCAGTTCCTGCACTAACATCTGCCATGTAGTTACCAGTAGTATCTGTACCTAATGCTACACTGTTTGCTGCAATAGTTGTAGCTACTGATACTGTGCCACTGGCTAAATCTGTTAACGTTGTATTTGCTGTACCAGTTACGTCTCCTGTTAGAGTAACAGTAACTACTGGGTCAGGTTTGTTTGTTACGTTTGTCCAATCTAGGCAATATGTGCCATGCTGTCCATCTAATAAGTCAGCGTTTAAGTTCGTAACTACTGTTGTACTGGCAACAGTTAACGGAGCAGTGCCTGTAGCCGCTGTTGATACCAATGCCGGAGCTGAAATATTAACATTACCGGTCCAGTGACCTGTAGAACTTATCCAATTAAAAGTTTTATCAGTTGTGCCTTTAAGAGTAATACCACCGCCGTCAGCAGTAAAATCAGTTGCACCGCTAAATGTTAATATTGCTCCAGCTGCACTGCCAGTACCAGTTAGTGCTTGGTTAACAGTAATTTGTGTGGCACTGTTTACTGAAACTACACGAAGTCCTGCAGGAATTCCTACTGTTCCAACTCCTGACGCTGCCACTATAGCCGATCCTGGAATAATATTAGCAGTACTTGAAAGAGCAGTAATTATTGCTGAACCAGCAGTTATTGTTGCTGTTGCGTTAAAATTTCCCGAGCCTGTTGCGCCAAGTTCAATATTTTTATCGTCAACGCTTAGGGTATTTGAGTTAACTGTAGTAGTTGTTCCGTTAACTGTTAAATTTCCGTTGATAACAATATCTCCAGGAACATCTAAACCAAATTCATTTAATGTTAATACAGTAGAAAGTGTATTTCTACTAGATCCTGCTGTGCCAGCTGGTCCTGTTCTAAATATAATATGGCCGCTACGTCCTGTTCCAGTTCCTTGTCCTGCTTCAATAGTTGTGTTGGCACCTACAATGTTTGCACCAGTAGCATTTCCTGCTCTAATAGTTGCTGTGCCTCCAGTTCCACTAGTTGATGCGTCGCCGCCAGTAACAGACAGCGCACCTCCGTTACCACTTGTAACTCCACCAACACCAGCTTGAACAGTAAGAGTATTTCCTACACCAGTTACACCAGTTGCACCTGTAGTAATAGTTAATGCACTTGAAGTTTGTGTATTAATTGTAGTTGCTGTTGAACTTGCGCCTACTGTAAATGTATTAGTATTGGCACGTATTGCCTGTACTGCGGTAGCACCGCTAGTCATTGTTCTAACTACAAAATCAAAATTTTCAGCGCCAGAAGCTACGCCAACAGCTTGTCCTTCTACAGTTACTCCAATTTCGTTATTATTGTTAGCAGTCTCTGTAATAAATTCAATTCCAGTACCAATGTTAGCTGCGGGTGTTCCTGTAGTAGTATGCCTTACTTCAATCGGATACGATATGTTATTATTGATTGCATCGTCTACTGTAAAAGTTAATGTGTTAGGAACATTTAACACCGTTCCATTAAATGTTATAGTGTCACTGCTGGCATTACCTAATGTTGTATTTCCATCAACTGCAAATGCTCCTCGAACAGTAACAGTTTTTGCTGTTCCGCCCATGCTGATATCAGCAGCTTGTCCTAAATTAATTGTTGCAATGTTTGCATTGAAAATACTAGCAGTCCCAGTATTTGAACTTGCAATTGCAGGATTAGTACCGTTTATATTAAGTGTTGTACCATCTAATGTAACTGCGGTATTTTTAATAGTAGTAGTACCAGTTGCAGCACCAATATTAACTGCGGTGCCTGCACCAAATAAATTACCAGTAGTAACTGTTGTGTTTAATAAATTAAATGTTGTTTGACTAGTAGTAATGTCGCCACCGTTAACTGCTAAATCACCAGTGACTACAGTACTGGCGTTGTTGATAGTAGTAGTACCAGTTGCAGCGCCAATGCTAACTGCGGTTCCTGCGCCAAATAAATTACCAGAAGTAACAGTTGTGTTTAATAAATTAAACGTTGCTTGACTAGTAGTAATGTCACCGCCGTTAACTGCTAGGTCGCCAGTTAAAGTTGTATTAGATCCAACTGCTAAATCAGTACCAACATAGAGTTTTTTCTCTATACCTACACCGCCCTCTACAACTAGAGCTCCTGAGTCTTTATCTGAAGAATCTGTTGTCTCAAGAATAACAGCATTCTCGTTGACTACGAGGCCGTTCTTGACGACGAAATCTATTGTTGCCATGTTCGGTTTCCCTTTCCACCGTTAAGAATGGTAGGAGGCACCTACCATTCTTTTATATTTATTAGACTGCGTTTAGACTTCTTACTACACGTACAGTAACAGTTTGTCCTGCTCTTGCCTGTGCTAATAATCTTACGTTGCCTCCACTGATATCTGTAGTATAAGTTACTAGTTCATTTGATCCAGTTTTAATTACACCGTAATCAGTTAGTGTACTTACAGTGCCGTTATGTATCATTAATACTTCACTAACTTGATAATTGTTTACATCCGAACCTGCTGTGCAAGTGACTTGTAGAACATATTTTCCGCTTCTAAATGTTGCAGCAGCAAATGTGTCAATTACTGTCGCTGCTGCACTTGTAATACTAGCTGTTTGACTTGCACTAGTATAGTTTTGATTGCCAACATTTAGTGTTCCTACTCTTGTAGTTGCACTAGTATCACCTAAATTAATAGTTGATGCTCCTCCTGTAGCAATATTGACTGTACCAGTTGTTACACTAGTTGCAATATTTACAATACCAGTTGTCACATCAGTTGTTAAATTAACTGTGCCGCCAGCAGTGCTTTGAATTTTAAAAGTATTTGTAGCTGCTGCTCCACCAAATGTAAGTGTTGATGCATCAGATGCACCAGTAGCTATTGTAATAGTTCTAGCTGTAGTTCCTAAGTCTGCAATTGCAAGTGTAGTTGCTTCAGCAAACATAGAAGCTGTTGCAACTGTCGAGTTAAACATATTAACTGTTGATCGACTAGAATACAAATCTAAGTTAGCTAACGGTCCTTGACCAATTGTCATTCTTTCTATTGCAGTTTGTGTTGCAGAACCAGTTGAACCAGTTGAACCAGTTTCGAATATAATACTACCTGATAGGTTAGAACCTGGATTTTGTCCAGTTGACAATCCGCCTCTTAGCGTTAAGTTAGCGCCTGCTGTGTTTGTACCTACAGAATTTTCTGCTTTAATCACTGCTGAAACAGGCGATGTGCTTGCTTCTGTACTACCAATTACAACGTTTCTGTTTCTAATTAGTAAGGAGTTAGCTTTTACTATTGTACCTGCTCTTGCTACACTACTTGCTGTAACGTTTAGTGCTGTTCTAATAATAAACGTTGTACTAGTTGGACCAGCACTAGTAACTGGCCATGTACCGTTTAGGTTGGTAACACCTGAACTTGCAATAGTTATTTGATCACCAACTTTTACACCAAGACTTGTTGTTGTTTCAGTAAATGTTAGAGAAGTACTAGTTCCCAAATCTCCAATTAAAGGATTGCTTAGATAAATGGTTGTGCTTGTTAATCCAACAACTAATGTATTGGCAGCAACACTTGGACTTCCGCCAACTGCCATTCCAACTTTAATATTTGTTGTTGCTAAAAAGTCAATCACACTTGATCCGTTAACGGATGCTAAGTTAGTACTGTTTACAATTTGTGCTAGGTTAACGATAACGTTAGTGCTAGTTGGTGCAGTATAAGAAATAACTCTTGACGCTAAATCTTCACTTGCTGTAGAGTTGCCGATTGCAATACTAGTTGCACTGCCTCCAATATTAACTGCTTTAACAGTTGAGTCAAATACTCTTGCAGAAGTTGTAGACGGTGTGTCTAAGTAACCAGAATTTATGTTAATGTTGCTGGCAATATTTAAACTTTGACTCCACTGCGGTGCTGTACCTGTACTGGTCAACACAGTGTTTGCTCTTCCAATGCTTAATCTATTGATTGTTGACGCACCTGTAGCAAAAATCATGTCGCCGGCACTGTATGACGACAACCCTGTACCGCCTTTGTTAACTGGCACTGCGCTAGTTAAGTTACTTGGATTTAAGAAATAACTAGAATCATAAGTATCTAATGTTCCTGCATCTATGACACCTGCTTTGACATAGACTAGACCTGGATCAATCTCATCACCTGAACCAACAGCAAACTGATCTAAGTTAAATCCTGCAACACCAATTGAACTGTAATTTCCGCTGGCACCTGTCTTGTCTGCTTTGATAACATCAAGCGTGATGTCTCCATAGAACGGACTTGCGCCGCTGCCTGAAACAGTTAAACTAGATCCTAATGCTTTTTGTACAGACTTAACGGCTGTGGCCCATTGACTGTCACCTCTTAAGAAAGTGTCGCTATTAGCACTACCGTTAGCAAGCCTAGACGGAGACACAATACCAGAAATAATATTACTTGCATCAATAGTTGTAGCTGCAAGAGAATTCCAATTGCTTTCTTTTTTGTTACTGGTGTTAGTTGAAGAAATAACAAGAACATTATTTGTAACTAAACTAACTGTGCCAGTGCCTTTAGCTGTAATGTCTGCTGCATTAATAGTAAGTCCTAATGCACTTCCTAATGCATCGCTTCTTAACAAATGAATAGTAAAACTGTTTTGTGTAACACTACCTACGAAGAAAGTTTCGTTATTTGCAAGTTGTAAGCCATTAATAAAAGGTAAATCGTTTCCTAAGAATCTAACAGCATTTCCAGTTAACAATCCATGACTTGGAATGTAAAAACTGTTATCAACGGTGTTGATTGAATATCTAATTAGATTATGTGTTCCTGTACTACTTGATCCAAATGATACTTTATTAACTAATCCGTATTCTTGATACAGTTCAATAGTGTTTGGATCAATAACTTTTACATAATATGTTAGTAATGTTATTAAGTTTCCAATTGCAGGATTAGGACTAGGATCATAAACTAATGGATCACCGTTAGCATATCCGTGACTTGCTAATGTAATTCTACTTTGTGCATAGTCAACATCCCCTGCAGAACCAATTGGTAATGCATTGAATGTTTTAGTTGTAAAATTTGTTGCAGTTATAGAATTAACCGCAGCATTGTTATCTTCAATTAAGTCAGGCGCTCCTTGTGTAGCAACAAATAATTCTCCGCCTGCAAGATCTACATAGATGCGGCGTTCAATAGATGCTACAGTAATTTGGAATCCAGATCCAGCTCCGCCTAAATCTAAATTACTAGCAGTTAAAAAATCTCCAGCAGCATAACCTTCACCGCCATAGATTAAATCAACGTCAGCAATTTTTCCGTTTTCAACAGTGATATCAGCATATGCACTGGTACCTGTACCAGTTACCGGTGTTAGACTTACTCGTTGATAGACTTGACTTCCGGAAGCAGGCAAGTATCCTAATCCCGGAACTACTGAGAAGTTATTTACGTTGGCAATAACTCCAGATCTAGTCTTGTCAAATGTACCTTGTGCCTGATTATCTGCTGCTGTGATCACGCTTCTTACAGTACCAACTTCTACTTGAGGAGTAATAAAATTCAATTGAGCAGTAGTTGTTCCTGCAACTGTTGCAGATGCTGGGAAAGTAACAGTAAATGTTCTTGGATTAACGCTTAGGTCAACTGCTGTTATCTTACTGCCTAGAGGAAGGTCAGCACCAAACACATAATCACCTATTGCAATTGTTCCAGTTAAACTGGCAGCTGCTACTGAACCAGTTGTTGACGTTCCAGTTGCTCCTACAAGTGTTGCTGTTGAAGAAGTGCTTCCAGTATTAGGTGTTGGGTCAGCAATGTTTGCGTATCTAAATTCGGTTGTATTAAACACTGTGACAGATCCGTTGTCTGTAAAAGACGGATCTGTACTTGATGTTATTCTAACTCTGTTGTTAGAATTTAATGAATGCGGTGTGCTTGTTGTTATATAAGAAATATTATTGTATCTAATAGCAGTGGCAATGTCAACGTTAGTAAATGTATAAGTGCCTGTGTTAGGTACTACTAAAATTTGGCTGCTTACCGCTGTACGTAAGAAATAATTTTCTGTTTTTTCTGCAACAGCACCTACTATAGTTGGATAAACTGTAGTGTTTCCGTCGCCTGGAGTTGTATCACCTTCTTCTTGAATAAGAGCAAAGTCGTCTTCTTGCACAAGAATAAAATCGTTACCTAGACTAATATACAACGGATCGAAAATTAATTCATTTCCTGCACCTGTTAAGAAAGTATCTTGAAATTGTCCAAATAAACTTGCAACTAGAATGCTAGTAGAGCTAACATAACTGCCGGTAACAACCCCGTACGCATCAGTACTAGATTGATAAACAATTGCACCTTCGGCAACAGTCACTGGATTATTCAAAGTTAATTCAATTTGCTGATAACTTTCTGTTGCAATATCTCCTGATTGGATATTTGCAGCAGGAACGTCTTCATGTAATTGTAATCTTGACTTATAACCTTTTCCTAAGAAACTAGAGAAGCTACGTTGAGCCGGAATCAAGTCTCTATTAATCTGTCCGTTTGAGTTAAGCTGTACTACTGATCCTGGTACAGCGTTTGTTGAAACGTTTTTGTCAATGAAAGGTCCAAGACGGTTATTTGCATAACTCCACATGGCCAATTGTGTACTCAATCTACCATTACTTGGTCCGCCAA